CGACGGGCCTTAGCGCCAGACACTGTACCGCCAGTGGAGGTAGCAGACAAGCCAGCAACCAATGCCTTACCTGCTTCGCCGCGTGGCAACAAGTTAGACACATAGACGCTGAAGCGATCCAACATACCGATCTTGCCGGTACGGATGGTGCTTGACTGATCGCCAGTGAAGTACGCCTGAGCAATGTTAGATTGCATCAAGAGGTGACGGTCGAATGGGCTGATAACCAAGAAACGGCCATCTTCAGGAACGTTCTGCTCGTCCAAAACTGTAGACATGCGAAGGATGGCCTTCAACACGTTTTCAGGAGTGGCTTGGTCGATAGGAGTTGTGTCTGTACCCAAGTTGTAGGCAGCAGAAATCTTACCGGCAGTAGCGCCTTCGTTTTGAGCAGCAGGGCCTTCGGTCACGAAGCTGTTGAAGAACACTTCGTTTTCGATGGAGATTTTCAACTGCTTGGCAGCGTCTTCTGTGAACATGTTCATCAAGTTCATGTCGGACTGATAAGCCAGAACGTCGTTGACTTGCACGCCGAAGTACTTGCCCTTGTTCACTTGCATATCTTGGAAGATAGGAGTGGGGACTTCGTAGGACAAAGTCTGACCAACTGTGTAGTTGGAGATGCTGATGGAAGGAGCCAGACGGATACGGACGGTATCGCCTTGGTTCTTCAATTCGCCTTCGTAGTCAGTGTTAGTGACTTCAGACAACATGGTGTTCTGGTAAAACTTAGCCAAAAGTTTGCCTGACCACAGCGTGGGGATAAAGGCACCAGAGTAAGAAGGGTTGGTGTCAAATGCACCAGAGCCCGTAACGGGATAAACAGCAGGCATTTTAAGCTCCTAAATAAAAAACAGGTTGGGTAAATGCTGCTCTTAAAGATTACGCTCGAACGCGACCTTCTTTGTAAGCGGCATCAATTTCAGCTTCAAGTTTCATTGCCTCATCGCGCTGCCCTCTAGAGCTCAGTTCAACAGACTTCTGAAACATCTTCTGGATTTGTGCGTCCGTGTATGTTTTAGCGGCTGGGGAAACTGGTGCAGTAGCTGCAGAACGTTGCGGCTGGATTTGTTTTTCAAGCTCAGCGGCTTTATCGCTTGGTTGCTCTGCAGGGGCGATGCTCGCTTTGAACATCCCAATGTAGTGTGCAACGGCTTCGGCATCGCCTTGGTTGAACGCTTCTTGTGCGACAGATTTTCGTGGTGCTCGGAGCAGAGGGTCAACCTCGTTCAGCCAGCCAATCCAACGTTCGTCGGCGTTAACTTTCTGAAAGTCTGGAACCAAACGGTACAGACGTTGCTCAAAGGATGCCTCTGATACTTGAGAGCCGGTTGTATTGAGCTGCTCGCGCAGCTTTTCATTTTCGGCTTTCATAGCGTCGAGTTCACCTCGAAACTCTGCTGCCACTTCGCGGGCAACCTTGCGTTGGACTTCAATCAAGTCCTCACCAAATGCTTGAACATCAGCATCCGTTACCAACTTCTCGACTTTCGCGGGCTTTACAGGCTCGACTGGCTTGGTCTCTGCGGCTTTGCGGAGGTTGTCCACTTGGCTCTTAAGATCACGCAAATCGGCGTGCAATCGAGGCACTTCAGCGTCATACATACCTTTGAGGGTCTTATATTTCTGCTGCCATGTCTCTTCCGGTACTTCCGGTTCAGTTGGCTTTGGCGTTGGCTCAACAGGTTTTGGCTCAGCTGGCTGAGGCTGTGGGTCTTGGGGAGGCTCTGCTGACGGTGGTTCAGGGTCTGCGGGTGCAGGGTTCTGGCCCTCTGTGAGCTGCTTTTCCAGTGCTTCCAGTTCTCTTAACTGCGCTTCTACTTGTTTTGGCAATGCCATTCAATTCTCCTAAAAGCTCCAACTCTGTTTCGGGCTCCTACTTCGGTCTGCCGTCCACATAATGGTTTGCTAGGACTACAAAATTCGGGTCATTTGACCCGGTCGAGAATCCCGGTCGATTTTTCAACCGACTCGAGAAAATCTGCTAAAACCTCGGCGCGACCTTGTAAACGGTGTATCAAAACTGAGTCTTCGGCTAGGACAAGGGCGTCTTTCGTCTGCTCAAGTTTCTTGCGGAACAAGTCCAACAAGGCTCCGTTTTCGTCCAGCTTGCAGCGCTGTAGCGCAAACATGTGCTGGCGGTCAGGCTTTTGGCCTATAAAAATCTTCATATGTCGTATTTATACCACTGACTTTTTTAACAGTCAACAATATTTAAATTCCGTTAGGGCGTGGCGACATCATATTGCCTTCACGTCCACCTACTTGGCTACCATCTGGGAGCATGTTCTTTGGCGCTGGGCCTGACGTCATACCACCACCGGGCATTCCGGGAGCCATGCCTGAATTCTGCAACTCGCCCATGATCGCTGCCAACTGTTCTTGCAACTGAGCGATGGTCTGCTGTTGCTGCTGTACAACACTTAGCTGCTGATGGTCAGGAACGATGCGGTCAATATTGCCGCTCAGGTGTTTAGCTTGGTCGCGGAGCAACTCTGCAGTGCCGTCCATACCAACGATCTGCTGTGCAACAGGGCTGTTGAGAACAACCTGCAAGAACTCGTTACGGCGAACCGCTTCGGCTTCTTTAATCACGAGGCTAGACGCACCAGTTGCAACAACGTTCACGTCGCCGATCAGGTCAGGGTCTTTGCTGTAGCGCAAGTTATCTTGGTACAAGCGCTCGATGGCTGGTGTGATGACGTTTTTGTCGATGTTGCTGATAACCTGCTTGATGCCCTTACCAGCGTTGGAGATCAACATGGACAAGCCAGATGATGTGCGTCCTGCGCCGGGGGTGTTCTCGCCAGTCATGTAGCGGGGGATCATCGTGTCTTCGTCAGCGCGTGCAGAGAATTTCTCAAACACGGCCATCAACTCGTTGGCATTGCTCTGAGGTTGGAAGAACGTGATGGGAGGAGAGTTGTCACCGTAGTCAGAAGACGAGAACTGCCAAATCTTCCATGGGTGCATGTCTGTGATGTCTTCGCCTGATGGCAAACGAGAGATGTTGATACCAACCTGTGGGCCAGAGCTGATACCCATGTTGTTAGCAAGTGCGCGGCCTGATGCATTCACCATCGCTTGTGCGTCACGGCACAAGTCAGTCACGCCTTTACCGTCTACTGAACCGGGCAGGTTCTCATAGCTTGTGAGGTAGTAAGGCTTACGACCGAGTGGGTCGTAGTTCAGAACAGCGCGAATCACTGTGTTGCCGATGAGCCACACTTCGCATGGGTAGTTCAGTGCTGGGTCAGGAATCTCTTTTGGAGTCAGGCCCCACTCGAGCAGCAAGCTACCCTTGACAGAATCCCACAACTGCAGAGCGTCGATCAAGTCACCGGAAATAATTGCCTCAGTGACGTACTTACCTTCAGCTTGCGCTTTCGATGCGTCAGACCACAGCCACTCTTTCATGCCCGATGTGGAGAAGTCGTTGAGCACTGTACGAATAGCGTCGTTGTTGTAACCGGGCACATCAATCAGTGCCTGCAAGTCATCCGCTGTCATGCGGTGACGCTCGATCACATAACCATCGCCCAAGTTCCATGACCATGGAGCCCAGTACAACATGAACGGATCAACACGCTCCCACTCGTTGCGAATCTCTTCGACGGGAACCAACTCGTTGTTCTGCCACTTCAGGGTCTTGCGTTTACGCTTGATCGGGCCCTTGAGTACAGCGTATGGGAATGTAACGATGTCATCCAAGAATTCGTTGAACGCTTTATGCCAGCCGCCTTCTTGCAACTGGTCTTCCATCTTACGTTCCATGCGAGCTATGCGGTCTGCGGACATCTCACGCATCTCACGCTCAGCTTCGTCTTTCATCTGCACGGCCATCGTGCGGAGCTCTGAGGGGCTAGGCTGCATGCCGCCTTGCTGCAAGTGAATCGCCAACTCATTCGCCAGTCGTGCCTGCAATTCCTGCATGATCTCGGGAGGCATATCTGGGTTTGGAGTCGCTGCGATCGCCCAAGGCTTGTCAGAGCCAGAACCTAACAACGTGTCCCGCAACCAGCTTGTCGCTGCACGGCACTTAACTGAGGTTAGATTTATGTAGATATCTGAGCCGCCCTGCTCCTTGATCTCTTGCAATTTGTCTGGGTCGTACTCACCGTTGCGCTGGCGCAGACACTGGAGCATGCGGTCTTCAAGATCACGTTTCGCCGTGCGTGAGCTGTCCCAACGAGTGCGGACGTGCGCAGCCAAACCCTGAATAACGGGTTGATTCTGCATAGCGTCGCTACGCTTTCTTGACTCCGCCTCAAGGTCACTTGCGCGGGCAACTGGAATGAGAGCAATACCTGTAGCCATCAGTCGTCCTTAAATAGTTACCGCATTGTACGCTGCCGTGTCAAGCGGTCAAGTGTATGCGTACTTAACTTTCTTCACTTCTTTCCTGCCCGAGCTGAGCGCCGCACCCCGCAAATTCATATCCATCACGGAGTCTGCGTACTGGTTCGCGTCGTGGACGTGGGAAAACTCGTTCTTGTCCGGACGGTCTTCCATCTCGCCGTTCTTCTTGATCTTGTACCTATACCCGTACCGGAATCCCTTGATGAGTGAGGTGCACGACGGATCGATCAGATACAGCGCCTTGCCTTCCAGCTGCTGCATGAGCAACCGCTCCACCGCCTGAATCCTAAGCTCTGGCTTATTCGTCGGGGGTCGAACGCATTTGAACCCTGCTTCTTTCAAAACATCAACCAGCGACATCTCGTTTTGCTGCTGTTTGGCGTAGCCGGCTGGGTCAGGCGCAACTAAAAAGGTACAACCCTGCAAATGGTTCGCGATGTGCGGATTCAGTCTAGTGCGGATAAAAGTCTCAATACCCATGTTCTCCGAGACCAGCTCCCCCAGTGTCACGACACGCCCGCGAGGGTCACGTTGCTTAAACACCGCGGCTGGAGTGCGCCCGAAGTCAAGGCCGATGATGATCGGGTAGTCCGAACCCCGAACTGGCTTGATGGAATCCTTGGCCACATGGAAATCAAACGTGAAGGTCTTTTCGTACACCGGGGTACCTGAGAGCGATCTACCATACTCCGACCTCAGATACACACGTAACCAGTCCTCAGTCTTGCCGGGGATCAAGTTTGGATAGTACTGTTTGGGCAGGTGGTTGTAGTTATCCGCCTCTGGGTTGACACACCATTCTTGAGCGTCCTTATCCAGCAGGACTTCTTCAGGTTCTTCACCGAAACGTTCTGTGTATACGTCGGGTTTGAGAATCGCCGCCGGCTGTTTGTAGATCGACCAGTTGCTAGGTGGCTCTTCCATTTTGTTATGCCACCACGTATCTTCGTCCGGCATGTTGGTATCAAACAGTGCGCATGACCGTGTGGGGCCGCCGTCTTTCATTGACGGATAACGGTTCAGACGACCGAGCAGGCCATCCACAACGTCTTGGTGTAGTTCTCGGGATTCGTTTCCCCAGATGAACGTCGTCTCTAGTGACAGCGCCTTTCGCACGTCGTCTGGTGTATCGAGAGCAATGAATAGCCACTCCGATTCGACCGTGGTGCCGTCGGCTAACTTGGCCATCAGTATAAACGTCTTTTCAACGGCTTTCCATATACCAGCCTCGCCGGGCGGCAGCCAATCGAACACCGTCTTCCTTGTCGTCAGCGCCAGCTGGTCAGCCGTGTTACGCACGATAACCGCTCTGGTCTTCCTGACATTTTTGGCATTTGGCGCTTGACCCATGGCAAGACGTACGAGTTCATGTACGCAAGTCACAGATTTACCGCCACCAACTGGCCCAGCCAAGACTCGGACGTAGTTTTCGTCCAACATGAATTCACGCTGCGTTGCCGTCGGTTTGTAAACGCTCATTTAATTTCCTTAGTTTCCACATCCAATGTAACAGGCTGCATTACCGGCTGGTTTCCAAGACTGATTGTCTGACCACCACCAAGATCGATCGAAAGTGTGAAGCTCGGCCCTGTATTCTGCGCTTTTTCTTCTTTAGGCTCCAGACCGCCGGCCTTGATGAGCGTTTTGAGAACTTCATGCTTCTGACTGAGCGTCGCGTCTTTGCTTGCCGCACTGACGTACACCTGATCGAGCAAGTCTGCCGCCATCCAAACGGCTTTTGCCTTGAATGTGATGCCGTTCTTCTCGAATTCCGAGCGTTTCATGGCAATTTGGAGCTGAAACCACTTCTGTTTCTCCAAAACTTGGTACTGCTCAACACTTAAACCATGCCGAGCGGCCACGATCAGCTCATCTTCCATGCCTAGGGCGATAGAAGCCACCATTTCATCGCTGATTTGGGGGAATGAGACCGTTTTTTCGCCGTATTCCAGTGGTTCGTCACCGATTTCGGGGTCAAGCTGGGACATTTTCGGCCTCCGCCAGTGCTTTTTCGTGCTTTTCTACGGCTACAAGGTACTTTTCTAGGGCAATTCTGACCACATCAGCGGACGAAACACCCCGTTTTTTAGCCAAATTTTGTGTTTTTTCTAGCAAATTTACGGGGATAAACAGGTTCCAACGCTTCATTTCCGAGATCATTTTGGGCTCCTTTGAGGTGTGTATACACACATTATACGGCTTTTTTTAATTTTTTACGTGCGTATACATACAAAAGGTGTGTATGTACTTTATTTTTGGGCCTGCTGTAAGACTGAGACGTAAGCATACACGCGGG